GACAGGGAAGGCTTCGCGTTTATTGCCGTCCCATACCGCCTCGCAAATCACGCTGCCATCCGGGCGGCGCACGGTAATTCGTTCGGCATCATGAATGTCATAGCTGATAAGTACCTTACGGCCATGCTCGTCACGCAGCTCGGGCGCGTAGTAAATATTATTCAGCCAGCGTATTTCACAGCGTCTTACAGGGCGCTCCACCATCGGCCGGAACATATCCCGCAGTTCAACATCGGACAGCCATTCAATTTCCGTGTCCTCTTCCGCCAGGCGTTTTTTTCTGAACTCCGCCGGGCTGTAATGCTTGCCGTTCGGCTTCACCGGTAATTCATCGTGCGGCCGGTTGTTGTACCACTCAACACCATCACGAATGGCATCAATCAGTTCAGC